TATTATTAATAAACTTGTTTAGAAATAAATTAATTATATCAACATTATATGTCATTTATTATAAAAAAGATATTTTATAATAAATATTTCTTTGAAATTTTAAACATTTTCTTGAAAATAATATTATATTGAATAATAGAGAATTATTTGAATTATCAAACGATCAAGTTGTTCAATACGTTAATCATAGATTATGTGTATTTATTGAAAATAATAATACAGAAAAGAACCAGAATGCAGTAAATGTTCATCGATATACTCCGGAGTTTACGAAGGAAAATACAAAAATTAATAAAAACTCAACAAACTCAATAAACTCAACAAACTCAGAAAAATAATATTTAATTCCTGAAAGTATAAAGTTATATTTTACTATTTATATAAAAAATTAAATTATCTAAATCATATTTAAAAGAATAATCTGATAATGTGCCATCTGAATTAATATATTTTATAGTAGGTAATTTTTTTATATTTGCATAAACTGCTAAATAATCATTACCATCTTCAATATTTTCAATATTTACAGCACCAAAATTAAATAGATTGATATTTGATAATGCTAATTCTATTAATAAATCTGATAATTTTAAACAATGTTTACACCATGGTGCATAAAATACTATAAATCCTTTCTTTTCTGAAAAATAATCATTATTTATAAATAATTGTTTCTTTTTTTTTAAAAAATCTTTTAATGTTAATTCCATTATACCTTTATCTAAACTATAAATATTTTTAAATATTATTTTTTCTTGATTATTTTCATTTTTATTATTTTTAATAATTATATTCATTATATATATAATATGTTAGATAAAAACTATTTATTCATTTTTGTTTCAATAATATTAGGAGTTATAATTTCATTATATTATGTTAAAAAATTTAATAATAAATTTATAATGTATACATTAATTATAACTATAGTATTTTATATTATTTTTTATTATTTAGGAAATACAAAAAATATGAAAGAAAACTATGAAAATAATTATGGAACAAATTTTTATAATAGTAATTTTTATAATAGTAAATTTTATGATAGTAATAATCTTGTAGATCAAGAGCAACAGCAACAGCAACAGCAACAGCAAGAACAAGAACAAGAACAACATGAAGAAAATAATCACATGACATATAATTATAATAATATTATTACTTCTGTAACACCAGAAGAAGAACAAAATATTGATTATAAAAAATTTTATTTACCTGAAGAAGATATTAATGGAAATCCTGTAAATGAAAAACATATTACATCTGAAGAATCGAGTGAACATAGTAAACATAGTAAACATAGAAAACATAGTGAACATAGTGAACATGAAAGAAATATTGATATTCCATTTGATGAAGATTATGATACTCAGCACAATATAAGTAAAAAAATTTTAAGTAATGAAACTATACCAATTAATATAAATATTAGTTATAATGCACAAAATAGTACAAACTCGAATAATAATAATAAACTATCACAAAATGAAAATGAAAACGAAAATGAAATGAAGAAAAATACAACTTCAAATAACAATTCATGTAGTAGAAATTTAGGTAATATTGGTGGTATATCTAGAATATATAATAATAGTGATTGGATATATGGTACAAATGCATGGACTAATTCACCAGATTATTATATACCTGATAAAAATTGTTATAATTGTGACAATTGTCCAAAACCATTAAATGAAATTGCAACTGCTAGAAAATATAAAGAAAATAATAATGTTTGTCCTTTAATGATAAATACTCCTTGGTCTGAATTTAAATCAGGTGATGATATTCCTGAACCTTATAATGTTTAATAAATTATAAATATTTAATATTTTTTTATATATATATTTTATATATAAATGAATTCATTATCTGTTATTATAATTATAATAATTATTTTATTAGTAATATATTTAGTATTAAGATTTTATCAAAATAAAAAAATACTAGAAAGTTTTAGTACACAAGGTTCATTGAGTACATATTTCCAACAAACTGTTGATTCAGATGATTATATGATACAACCAAAAATTAATAGTAATATTATATATAATTCAAAATGGAATGGTGTATGGAGTAATGAAGATAATTTTTTATATGCATTATTTATTGAACAAAATGATAAATTAATTATTGTATTAAGTGATTTTTCATTCAATGATATATATAGTAATGCTCAATATAATAGTTTAACAGATAAAGGAAAATTATTTGTTGGAATTGGATTATTAAATTCAAATAAAACAATATTTAAATTACAAACTGTTATTAATAATGGATATGTTAATTCAATGTTAGGATTGGGAAATAGTTCTATACAACAACCATCATTTTCTGGAAATATTAATAATAGTGGAACTACTATTACATTATATTCTTCACAGGGTTCTGGTACAATAGTATTAAGTTTATTACTAAATTATGCTAGTTTAACAAATCCATTTTTAAATAAATATATTGAATCAATTACACCTTTTATGACATCATATCCAATAGCTATTCCAGATTCAGAATATATATTTGAAGAAAATAGTACATGTCCCAGTGATGCTGTTCCTTGTAAATATACTGGTGGTGGAATAGCAACAGTTTTGTATAATGATACAGATAATAATGCATGTTGTAATCCAACTAGTAGCGCTCTAAATTGTTATATGCCATCTATAGCAAATAGTGCATTAAGGCCAAAGTGTCCTCCAACTTCTAACCCTACTGTATATAATTTTATTAATTATGCAGCAACTGCTAATTTACAAAGTGTAGATGATAGTCATTCAAACTTAAATATATGCAGTATTTTAAATAATTTTAATAATCCACCATATAATTATAATTCAGCAATTTTATGTTATGTAACAAATTTAGGAAATGTTCAAACATTAAATTACCAATTTTTTGGCTCTTTACAAGAACAAAGTACATTAACTATTCAATATGATTTTATGAATAGTGTATTAAATTCGCCAATAACAAATATAACAACCGGAACGACTCACAATTTACCATATTATAGAAATATCATAAAAAATTATAATAGCGCATCATCTAATATGACTGATATAAATAAGGCTATTTCAATGACGAATTGTATGGAGAATAATAACACTGCAGGTTCTACAAATTCATTAATAACTAATTGCGTAACTAGTTGTCAAAATTATGTTAATTCATATGTTCAATCAAATAGTAATGGTCAATTAACACCTGCAGTTTGGCAAATAAACTATGATAGTAGTTCAATAAGTGGTATGAATAATATTAATAATTTAACAAATGATTGTCCATTTACATTAAGTACTTCAAGTCTTTATAATACACCAGTAAAATATGTAGAATATAATAATAATGGAACAACAAGTTTATCATTATATGCAGGTGGGAATCAACAAAAATTATTTATGGAAAATGCAAATATTATTAAAGTGCCTGACAATAATAGTATAATTATTACAACTAATTTAAGAGCAAATAATGGATTATATTTACTTCCATCTAGTTCATATGGTGGATTTTCAAATAATTCTAATATAGTCACTTTAGCATCGTCTCCTAATCCAAATGGAAAGTGGTTTATAATAGGTTTTACATTATCAAATATAAATAATTTATCAAATATATTAAATAATACGTTTAATCAAATTACATTTTAGAGTTAATTTTGTTTTAATGTTGACTTTTTATCTATAAAGAAAGTTTTTAAAGAATGAATTTTAGACTTCTTTAATAGAAAAGAATAGTAGCTTTAGTGTATTTTCCTTCGTATACTCCCGGAGTATAGTTCTTTATCTACGAATAAATTCATTGTAAATTCGTTGCTATTTTCTTTTGTAAACTCCAGAAAATACAAGTATTCATTTCAGAGTTATTATCTTTAGGATTTTGTATATTAAAGCAATTTTTTAAGTATTTAATTAATAAAATATTTTTGGTAGAAATTTTTTCTTTGATGAGTATATATGACAAATAAACTTATTTTTCCATTTTTAATAATTTTATTTAGTATAATCATTATATATGGTATATTAAATATAAAGTATAATAATACATTTTTAAAAAACATAGAAAAATTTGAAAATAATTATTTAGAAAGAAATAAAAATAAAATGATAACAAACTTATTAAATAATAATAATATAATTATTGATTTTGCAAATGGTAATTGGTCATGGTTTAATACTAAAGTAGATCCATTATCTAATTATAGTGTTACAAATACATTAACAATAAAAGCAAATAATAGTACAGATTCATCTGATTTAGGTACAATATCTTTTCCAATCGATATAGGTAATGGTGTAGAAACAATAACTTTCAATATTGTATCTATTTTAAATGATAATTTAATTGCAACAATAGATAATGTTATAAATATACATATAAAATTTACTAATATATTTACAAATAATACAAATATTAATCCTACATATACAAATATTCAAAATGTTCCTAATGCTATTGTAACAATGTATTTTGCAGATTATATATTGACTAAATTTGCTTCTTATAAAATTTATAATAACACTGTTGGTGCAGAAGTGTATAGAATAGTTACTTCAAATGATATATATATAGATTCAATACCACCAACTTTTGATTTTGCTACTTATAATATATTAATAAGTAGTAGTTATCAATATCCTACTGATTATGCTTCATTATTAATGAATGGAACAAATAGTTCAATTTCAGAAATAATTCAAAATAATTATTTAGGAAATTTACAATTTTCAATTCAACGTGTCTATATGAGTCCTGCAGAATTACAAAGTAATGGAAGTCCTACACAAATTATCACAATTATGAGTAACCAAATTTCTTTATCAGTATCACCTGGAGAAATTCCTTCACAATTAATAATTGTACCATTTCAAGATGATAAAGAAGCAAATAATTTAACTAATTTTTTTGAACCACTTGCAACAATAGTATATTTTTATAAATATACAAATAAAGATGCATTTTACTATTACAATGATCCAAATTTTGTTACTCCTGTTAATAGTAATGTAGCATTACGCTTAAAAAATAATGCAAATAATATGTTTCAACAAAATATAACTTCTAATATGTTGAATACTGTTACTAAAAAAAATTTATTTAATTACAATTTAATACAATTAGGAACCTTTCCATCAACTGGAATAGATAAAAGTACTACAGTAATATTACCTGATAATATTTATTGATGTATTTTCCTTCGTAAACTCTGAAAAATAACCTTAACTACATATTTTCCTTCGTAAACTCTGAAAAATAACCTTAACTACATATTTTCCTTCGTAAACTCTGAAAAATAACCTTAACTACATATTTTCCTTCGTAAACTCTGAAAAATAATCTTAACTACATATTTTCCTTCGTAAACTCTGAAAAATAATCTTAACTACATATTTTCCTTCGTAAACTCTGAAAAATTACCTTAACTACATATTTTCCTTCGTAAACTCTGAAAAATTACCTTAACTACATATTTTCCTTCGTAAACTCTGAAAAATTACCTTAACTACATATTTTCCTTCGTAAACTCTGAAAAATAACCTTAATTATATATTTTCCTTCACATACGTTCCGGAGTATAGTTCTTTATATATGAATAAATTTTCCAATAAATTCATTGTATTTTCCTTGGTAAACTTCATAATATAGTTCTTTATCTATGATTAAATTCATTGTAGTTTACTAAATATTTACAACATTAGTATTTTCCTTCATAAATTTTGGAAAATAATCTTAAACTTACGCTAACTCTCCAGTTTACTACATATTTTTACTATTTGAAAATAGTATAAAATTAAAGTTAATTTCTATTTTTTTAAATTTTCAATGAAGGAAAATATATATTAAATATTTTTTTAAAAATATATCTAATATATATTTAGATAATGATTATATTTTTTATAATTGTAATACTTATTATAATATCAATCTTTTATTTAATATATTATTTAAGCAATAAAAAAATAGAAGAATTTAGTGATTATAATAATATTGATAATATTGAATTTGATAATATTAATGATAATAAATTTATAAATAATTTAATAAAAAATGGAAATTTTGAAAACGGTAAAGATATTACTAATTCGATAAATAAAAGTGGATATAATAAAATAATTTCCAAAAAAAATCCCGGTAAATCATCTTATGTATTAGAGCAAAAAAACATAGATACTCTTACATATTATGAAATAACATGTGATAATGATAAAAATAGTAAATATGTATTATATTTCTGGTTAGCTGTTGATACAAAAAATATAGATGAAGTAGATTTTAATAAATTAATAAACATAAAAATAGAAAATGAAGATTTTAGTAATTATATTCCTAAATTAAATTATAATATTATTCAAAAAGTTATTTTATCAAATAATGAAGATAATGATAATATATGGTATTTATTAAAATACGATTTTATTTCAAGTAGTAATTCAAATGATAAATTAAAATTATATTTAAATTATTCTGAAAAATTACAATTTAATAAATATTATTTTACAGATATTTCTCTTTATAAGGTATTAATTGATGCTGAAAATTTTATATTTAATAATAAACTAATTTCATATGTTGATGGATATCATTATGAATCTAATATTTTAACATGGCATGATTTGAGTGGTAATGGAAACGATCTATTTTGGTCTAATTTTCCTTTAACGAATTATACAATTGGTTCATTAAATACATTAAATTTGAAATTAATCGGATTTCCATCAAATAAATTATCAAATGAAACTTTTACAATTATTTATTGTTTAAATAAAAACATTGAAAATAGTGCATCTGATATATATGTGAATGAAAAAAATAATCAATCAGACTTTTATTTATTATCAATTCCTGGAAATGATAGGTATGCTATTGAAATTAAAATAAAAGATAACTATTTACACTTAATTAATAATAATAATACATATATATCTAAAAATGAATTAATAATACATAATAAAAGTTTACTGTCAATTACATATGATAATAATATTATACGTATTGATTTAGATGGATTAAATATATTATCAAATGAAGTAAAAAAATTATATTTTAATAATAGTAATATTGTCATTAATAAAAATAAAAATTTAGATTATAATTTTTATAGTTTATTATTTTACAATAGAGTTGTTAATAAAAAAGAAATAAATGAAATTAGAGAATATTTTATTACTAATAAAAATAAAAATTTTAATTCACCCGATATAAATATACATCATATGAATGGAACTGCTGATTATTCAGTTACTAAAACAGACGATAATTTTTTATTTAAACCATTTAATAAAAAAGATAATAAATATGAAAATGTTAATGATAGTAAATTTATTGATAATTTCCAAAATAATTATAAAGAAAAATGTTTAACAGATTGTGCTAAATTATGTGATAAATTAAATGAAAATGGAGAATGTATAAGTAATTGTAAAAATGTTTTATTATCTTGTAAAGATTATTGTGATAAAGATTCTAATAAAGACTCTGTATATTGTTCTAATAATGAAAGTTACAGTAATAATTGTATATCAGATAATAATAACTGTCCAAAAGTATATAAAAAAGATGGAAAATATATGGTATATGTTTCACCAAACAGTGAATATAGTAAAATACATAATTATAGTGGTGAAAAATCATATGGTATGAATCAAGAAAAAGCTCGACAAACATATAATATTAATTTTCCAAATTGTCCAATACCACCAGAATTAATTCCAGGCGGTGGTAAATCATTTGATGGTTATTGTCCATATACTATAAATGAATTAAATCCATGTTATATATCACAATGTGCAAATGTTAATTGGAATGTTGATTATTATAAAAATCTTAATTTAAATAAAAATTGTAAAAAAGCTGTGTCTAATTATTGTCAAATAAATTATAGTATGGATGATAATTGTAATTGTTGGGATCCTGTTAATAAAAACGACCCGCATTGTATAGAATTTAGAAAATATTTTGAAGATCCAAATGATTATTGTTCACTTAGTCAATTTAATATCGAAGACCATCCGGATTTTAATAAATATATTAAAAAAGATAATATACCTTGTTGGGGTTGTAGTTTATAATAAAAAAATAATTATTACAATAACTTTATAATATAGTTCTTTATCTACGCGTTGCTCCGATAAATGAAAGGTTCATGTTCAAACTCAAATGTCATATCAGCACAAATATCATGATACTAAAGAAAAGAACCTAAATGCAATGAAGGTTCAGAAGGAAAATATAAAGTTGACAAGTCTATAACCTATTTGTACATTTAGTATATAGTTTATACAATAATCTTTCGATAAACTATAGCAATCTACTAAGCTGTTTATGATTTCTAACTCAAAATCCTTGATAAAATCACTTGACAACATATTAGACTGATCCATATCTTCGATAATGATGTAAAAAGAAGTGTTTTTATCTTTAATTAATATACAATGAATTTATCGAAGAACCGGAATGAAATGAAGGGTCATCTATATACTCCGGAGTTTACGAAAGAAAATTATGTAGTAAACTGGAGCTTTAGCGTAAGTTTATGGCTATACTCCAGAGTTTACGAAAGAAAATTATGTAGTAAACTGGAGCTTTAGCGTAAGTTTATGGCTATACTCCGGAGTTTACGAAAGAAAATACAATGAATTTATGCGTAGATTCATCGCTATTTTCCTTCGTAAACTCCGGAAAATACATTGTGTATAAGAGAATATATATTTAATTTAGTATCAATAATTATCAAATATTATTTTTTTTTCTTCTGTTTCAATTTTATGAGATGCATTACATTCATCATATGAATACCAACTACAATCATATGAACGAATTAAAATATCGCCGAAATCATCATAATTATCACTGTAATAATCAAAACTATATAATGTAATTATTTTATCACAATATGTTTTATGCATAAATTTTGTTTTAACATAAAGTCTAACATTACATGATTTAAATAATGGAATTTTTATTAATTTTTTAAATATATCTTTTTTTTTATCAAGTTGAGTAATAAATTTACCATTTCTAAGTTTATGATATCCGACAATATTAAGAATATAATCAATTATTTCTTGTGGTAATAATGCTATTAATTTTGAATTTATCAAAGACATTTAATTAATATGCATAAAATAATTTAATAATATATATCTTAAACTATTTTTATAAATCAATTTTTTTATAAAATTATTAAAATATCTTACATAAATATATATGAGTGATAAAATAATATGGATAATAATATTATTTGTTTTTATAATTATAATAGGATTATATATAAGTGAATTTACACCATTAGATTTAACTGAAAAACAAGAAATATTAAAATTAAACTATATAACAGAAAATTTTAGTCCTTCTGTTTCATCAACTGGTGATCAAACAGAAGGAGCATCACAATATTATAAATGGGGATTACCTAAAGATCATCATCATAATGAAAAATGTGAACATAAATGTGATTATAAATGTCCTCCAATATGTCCTCAAAAATGTCCTCCTCCACCACCTTTACCATGTCCTGTAAAAGAACCAGAAAATTGTATACCTAAACCTGAAAATGTTAATTTAAAAGAGGTTTGTTCAAAATGTGATATTACATTGAATCAAAACATTGATAAATATGTTTTAAAAAGTTCTGTTCCTGCATGTCCTGATATGTCTGAATTTGTCACAAAAAATATGATGAATGCTAATCCTGATTTAAGTGATTATATTTTAAAAAGTGAAATTAAACCATGTGAAAAAATAGATGTATCACAATATATTTTAAAAAGTGAAATTCCAGCATGTCCAACATGTCCAATATGTCCAGAATGTCCAATATGTCCTGTTTGTCCTGTTTGTCCTAAACCAACTAAAGAACAATGTAAAAAAATATATGAATACAATATAACAGAACATCCTGATATTAATGGATATATAAGTAAAGGAGATTTAGATAAATATTATATTAAAAAATCAGATATATTAAAAAGTGATGTTGTAAAAGATTATTTTAAAAAGAATTGCAATTATGATAATGATAGTCACAAACAAAAATCACATTCAGGATCACATTCAGGATCACATTCAGAGTCAAATACAAAATCAGAACAAAAACAAAAGTCAACACAAAAAGAAACACAAAAGGAAACATCAAGTATATATAATGAAAACACTTCTGAACTATTAAAAAATGATGTAAAAGGATATTACGCAGGAGACAGTTTATTTGCAAGTGTATAAGTAATAAGTTTTATTTACAATAATTTTATAATTTTTTTATTGTGACAATATATAATGTGTTTCAGTGCTTCTGTATCATTAGGAACATTTTTTTTAGGTTTGATATTTTCATTAATATTAATTTTTTATGGTAATCCTAAATATAAAAAAGAAAATATTGTTTTTGGAATATTATTAATATTTATATCTTCTGTTCAATTGATGGAATATTTTATATGGTCTGATATAAATAATAAATATGGAATAAATCATTTAATGACATTATTATGTCCATTATTGATTGTATGCCAACCAATAATATTGTATATTATTAAAATAATATATTTTAAACCAAATTTATTTGATAGTTATAATTTTAAGTTATTTTTTTTAAATATAATTTATTTAAGTATATTTTTTTATAATTATGTAAAATATCTCAATAAAGATTTAATAACAACTGTTAAAAAAGGTCATTTAAGTTGGCCACTTAATAATCTAATGAATCCACTTTTTTATTTGATATTATTAGCAATAAATATGTTCTATTTAACAGATTTAAAATATTCAATGTTTCTATTTATTGTTACTTATTTATTTTCAATATTAAGCTATATTTATTTCGGTTATCATATTGCAGAAATGTGGTGTTTTTTTGGTTCATCTATACCTCTAATATTATTTATTATAACAAAATATTATATTTCATAAACTTCAAAATGACCCATATCAAATTCTTCATCCATATCTGTTTTTTTAACATATAAATCTTTTATTTTATTAATTACACCTTTATGAGATACAATTAATACTGTTTTATTATTATAATTTTTTTTTAAATAATTAAAAAATTTTATTAATCTATTCGATAATTCAAATTCATTTTCTAATATAGAGAAATCATCTATATTACCAATTGAAATATATTTTTTATTTATAATAGTTTGTAAATCTCTATCATTAATTTCATTAATATTATAATACCATTTTATTAATAAAAAATATGGATTATGTATATATTCATATAAACAATAATCTAAGTTAATTAATATATTATGTTTAATTGCATAAGGATAAATAGTTTGTAAAGTTCTTATAAATGGAGAACTAAATATAATGTCAATATTATATTTGTTTAATTTATTTGTTAATAAAAAAGAATTAATAATTCCATTATCTGTTAATTCACTATTAAAACCAATATCATATCCTCGTTCTTCATGTCTTAATAATATTATTTTCATTTATAATATTAAATTCAGAAATAAATTTGAGTAAAATAGCGATGAACTTTCATTTTGGTCATGGCTTTCCAGAAAAGTTTAATGTATATATTATTTTTTAATATATTATATTAAAAAATATACCACAAAGAATGTATGAGGAAAGTGGGGTTTGAACCCACGCATCTGACGATACTGGATCTTAAGACCAGCGCCTTAGACCACTCGGCCATTTCCCCATAATATATATTATTACTATCTCTTTAAGTACTTTTATATAGCATATTAAAAATATAATTAATAAAAAAAAGTAAGTTAAATCTTATACTATAGAAAATAATCTACGCTAAATTTTTGGTTCATTTCTGGAGTTTACATTGCATTTCTGTAAATTTACTATCTCTTTAAGTAATTGTAACATCTGGTTTAGTAGGATTAATTTTAGTATCATAAAATTTAAATCCATTATTAACAACATTATAGTGAAGATTTGGTACTGGAATACAATGTTTACTTCCATAAACATACCCATATTTGTTATGTAACAAAGGATCAACATAAGGAAGAGTATAACAATTTATATATCTTAATTGATCAGGAAATCTACGATACCAATATGAATAATAGGTGTAAGGATCACCGCACTTTTTGTTAAAATAATTAAATTTCGCTTTAGGATTAGTGTAAATGCTTTTAGGAGCAACACACCAAGAATTTCCAGGTCCAGTAAGGTTATAACTATTTACAGTAAAATTTAGCAAATTTGAAGGGTCACTATATCCGCCACTCATTTTATATTATATACTTATATTTTTTTTTCTTAAAACTTATAATTAATTTAAATATAATTAAATAATTTTTAAATCCATAAATGACTGAAGTGTATTATTTGGATTTGTTATAGGTTTATTTCTTTTTAATTTTAAATTACTGTGTGTTTTGTTTAAAATATTTTCATTTACTAATGGAAAATTATTTTTAGTGGTTTTATTTGAATTTGAGATATTTTCTTCTATTTTTGGAATAATCGAAATTAATGGAGGTCTAACAATTGTAAATACTTTTTCATTTTTTAAAGAATTATCTCTAAATTCTTCGATTGACATATATCCTCCAAATATTTTTAATATTTCACGTGGTGGTGCTAAATTTATTTTAACAAACTTTTGATTGTATATTTTTTTGTACATTAAATTTAATAAACTATATCTTTCCCACATATTATCATCATTTTTACTAAAATTATATGATGCTGTACAATTAAATGAACAAAAACATCCACTTACATAAAATTTTTCTTTTTTATAAAATTCTGGTAATGCACATGGTGGACCATTAAATGGATGACTACACCACCAACAATAGGTATTTGTTGATTCTGGCCACGTTTTATCATCATTTGCATTTATAAATTCATACATTATATTTCTTAAATTTTTCTTAATAATTTTATTTGTTTTAGTTTCATCTTCTTCCTTAACAGAAATTACTTCTAATTTTTCATTTTTACCATATTCTTCAAATAATTTATATCGACTATCATTATTATCAATAGGTTCAGTATCAAATATAAAACTATCTAATAAATCTTGTTGTGTTAACAATAAATTATTTGTATTTACTTTATAATTATTTAAATCTTCATTATATATTGAATAATTTACTGGATTATTCATATTTGGTAATGGGCTATTTGAATTATTTTTTTCGGATGATTTAATAGGTAAATGTAATATAAATGTTTCATTTTTATTTTCTTCAAAAAAAGTTTTAGGCAATTCTTTAACAGAATAAATCTTTTCTTTGGGTTTTCTTCCTCTTTTTTTTGGAACCTTTTCTTTATCTTCTAATTCCTTTGCTTTAGGTTTTCTACCTCTTTTTTTTTGTATTTTATCTAGATCAATATTTTCATCTTTTGGTTTACATTTTCTGCCTCTTTTTTTTTTTTCATTTTCTGTTAATGAATCATTATCATATGTGTCATCTTGTGCATCATCTATTGTATCATCTTGTGCATCATCTTGTGCATCATCTTGTGTATCATCTTGTGTATCATCTTGTGTATCATCTTGTGCATCATCTTGTGCATCATCTTGTGCATCATCTTGTGCATCATCTTGTTCATCTTCTGTATCATCTTGTTCATCTTCGGTATCATTATCATCTTTCAGTTTTTTACTTTTAATAGGTTCTTCTTGAATTAAATTTGAATTCATTCTATTATATTAATTCATTCTCTTATTTTTAAATTAATTATTTTATTAAAAAATTATATGTTTAATATTTAATATGAGTAGAACTAATATTAAAAAAAATAATATAGATCCATTTTTAAATAAAAATGTTATATCAAATACAGAAAATAATTTAATTAAAAATATTTTATTAGATGATTTACCTTTATTACCTGGTATTAATTTTTATGATAAAAAAGATACAGATCAAATAGGTTCAGTAATAATAAATGCTTATTATAATATAAAAGTACATTTAAGAAAATTAGAAATTATAAAAACTTTTATCATATCTATAATAAAATCAAATGAAAGTTATTTTAAAAAAATATCTATAAATAAACAAGTTTATAATATAAGTGAAAGAAAGTTAATTATTAAATTTAAAGATACTTTTGGTCAAACATTTAAACAATTAAATGATATTGAAGAAGATATTGAACACAGTAATAAATTAAGTGAAAGTAGTAATATTGCAAAACTAATAAATCGAAAAAAAAATTATGTAAAAACATCAATTAAATCATACATTGATAAAAGTTTTGGAACTAATATTTCATCTAAAAAAAAAGACTTTCCTATATTTATTAATCAATTTATATATAATAATTATGGATTAATAGATGATAATAATGAAGAAAATCCACTTTTTTTTATAATATTTTTAAAAGAATATAATGGAAAAAATAAATTATTTTTTAAAACATTATTTAATAAATATGTTGAAATAAGAAAGAATTTATTAAAATATTTAGTTGATGGAAATATTAATTATGGTATATTAGCATTTAATTTTTTATTTGATTTACCATATTCAAAAATTAATACAGAAATAGAATCAAATAATAAAAAAAATACTAATAATAATAATAATTTAAATAATTATATTGTATCAAATAATAATAATATAAGTAATAGTAATACAGTAAATTCAGATATAAAAGTAAAAGTTGGAGATATAGTACGTATTAAGTTTGATAAAAAAATTATGAAGAATATAAAAACTAGAACATGGTTTGAATATATAAGTAGTTGGGCAAAGTATTTATTTGGATTAATTATAAAAGTTGGGAGTATAAGAAGTTTCAGTATAGACAAATTTATAGATGCGTTTAAGGTTGAACCATCTAAAAATGAAAAAGATAAAAAATTAGATGAACTTGCCAATAAAATTTTAACAGGAACTATAATAAAAATAGATTATGATAATCCATCTAAACCTTATTTAATTAAATTTAATATTGATGTTAAGAATGATGATATTTTTGAAAAAAAATATTCTGAAAAGGATTTTGAGGTATTAATGAAAAGAGAAAAAAAATTAAAATTGAATCAAAAAATATCAGATAATGATTTATTGTATAGAAACATTATTGATAAACAAACATTAAAAGATAATTATTTAAAAAATATAACTAAAAAATATTCAGAATTATTAGAATCAACCGATAATTTTGTTGGAAAAATTTCAACTCAAACATTTACATTAGATGATATAATTAAAAATAATATTCAAGTAGATTATAATTTATTTGATTTTATATTTAATTATGTTGACCCATTATTGTTAAATAAAGTAATTGATGAAAATTATATGATAAAAGATAATATATCGCGACATATGGATCAATTTGATCTATATTATGATCAATATATAGATTGGTTTAATAAATTAAAAGGTTTTACATATAATATAAATAATTCAGACTATAAATTAAATATATCTGATTTTGAAAGATTCTTTTATAAATCTTTGAAAGATGTTACTAAAAATAAGTAAATAATAAAAGTTACATAAAAGAACCGCTATATATAGTAAACTTACGCTAACGCTCCAGAGTTTACGAAAGAAAATGCATTCTATCTTCGGGTTTTACATATTCAATTTTTAAAAAATCAAATATATCTTTTTCTGTTTTAGGTTTAAAATTAATTTTTTCACCTGTTTTTTTATCAAATAATCCCTTATCATTCAATTTATATCCCATTTTTGATGCAATATTCCTTATTTTCTTAGAATACTCTCTACTTGATCCAAAATATAATAGATAAAATGGTAAATATTTTTTATCAATAAATGCCACATCCAATTGTCTATATTTTGATTTAGGTAATTTTACAATAAATATATTTTTTTCATTACCTTTTAATAAAACATCTATTATTATTTTATTCTTAGTTAAAGTTTCATAAAAAATATTTTTAAATTCATTAATATTTAAAGAATTAATAGTTATAATTATATCAATATCACCAGATACTTCTTTACCCATTCTATATGATCCTGCATTATATATTTCAATATTATTATTTTCAAATAATTTTTTTAATAATTGTGTATATTCCGTAATTTCATTTCGTGGTATTTTTTCATTTAAATCTTTATAATATTTTAATCCTATTTTTTGTTGTGTTGTTAAAACTATATTTTTTTTCATAATTGCTTTTTTTAAATCTTTTATATTATATATTTTTTTATTTACAAAGTTTCTTGCTAGTTTCGGTCCAACTCCCCATATCTTTTGAAATAATTTCATTGAATTACCTGTTTTATTTTTAAGAGAATTTTCGTATATTTGTAAAGTTCCTGTTTTTGCAATTTCATCTATTTTTTCACACATTCCTTTTCCAATTGCTGGTAATTTTTTAACATCATTTGAATCATATATTTCTCCATCATAATTTTCAATTGATTTTATTGCCTTTTTATAACTATCTATTCTAAATCTAGTTGATAAATTACCTTTATTACCTAATGATTCATGAAAATTTAATATTTTGTTAAAAATTTTTAAAACTAATTTTTTAATGTCTTTCTTAAATAAATTTTTTAAATTTTTTAGTTCATTATCATATTGTTCATAATTTGTTTCTAATAATAGAGGAACATTTATATTGTTTGCTAAATGTAATAAATGTTGTAATGACTTTTTACCACCATTTGAAAAAATAAAACCTTTTCCAGTAGTTTCATGACGATTAACTTTAGAATTAAATTCTTTTTCAGAATCATTTAAATGTATCAATACTAAATTTTTTAACCCAATTAATTTATCAAATAATTCAAAATAATTATTTATAATATCTATTTTTCTAAAATTATATCCAGATACAAATATATGTTGCGTATCTATACATATTTTAACACGAGATTTGTATTGAATAGGTATTGAATTATATAATAACCCCATTTTTTCAATAGTTCCGCCCATAATATGTGGTCTATTAACAGGAGTTTCCAATATAATAGGTATCTTCTTAGTTTGATCCAAAACTAATATCAATGAATCAATAAAATTTTTAGTACATTCATCATAAGTAATATCTAATTTTTTTGTTTTATATGTACCCATATGAACAACAACTCCTAATCCACCTAATTTATTACATAAATTCATATCATATACTAAATTATCAATTCCCCATTGATTTCTTCTAGAATGAGGATCATTACAAAAATTTAAAGATAATATTGAATGAACAAAAAATTTTATATCATTTTCTTTTAAATAAGACTTAATTATTTTTATTTCATTATTAGTAAATTTCATTTTTTTACTTAATGTTGTTAATCTATTATCACCTAAATATATTTGTAAAACATTAGCGCCAAGTTTTTTGGTTATCTCAATGGCATTTAACAATGAATCAAAATATATATCATTTATATAAACACCTAAATAAAATGTTTTCATATATATAATATTGTATATTTTTTATTCAAAAAATTTATTAAGTTTATTATAACTATCTATATTATTTTCTTTACATATTTTATGTGTATCTATATTACTATAACATCCTGTTGATTTAGTACAAATTTGTAAACAATCATCTATTTTTTTAATCCATCTTATACATTTTTCATTTATTATTTTGCTATTATCTACCTTTATATATAAATTAGTATTATTTTCCATTATAATTATAATATATTTTTTTATATAGTAAAGAAAACTTACACTAATAAAAACTGGAATTAAATGAAAGATCTCTATTTTTCGTTGTTTATTCTTTATAAATCAGAACGAAGTTAAGATAAAACTATGATTCTTTTTCTCGCGTTTAATATAATTATAATAATATAATATATATATTTATGAATATAATAATTCCATTGGGAGGATTGGGTGAAAGATTTAAAAAAGATGGATATTCTAGTCCAAAACCATTAATAAATATATTCGGAAAACCAATGATATTTTATGTTATTGATAATTTATTTTTAAAAAAAGAGGATAATTTAATAGTAATTTATAATAAAGAATTAAATAATTATGAATTTGATAAAATATTAAAAAATAAATATAATAATATAATTCTAATTGAACTAAATAAGCAAACAGAAGGAGCAGCAGAAACAATATTAATAGGTTTAAATAATATTGGAAAAAATATATTGAATAATAAATGTTTACTTTTTGATTGTGATACATTTTATCATAAAAATATTATAGAAACATATAGAAATCAAAATGAGAATGCAATATTTTGTTTTAAAGATATACAAGATAAACCTATATTTTCATATGTAACATTTAATGAACAAAATATAATTATTGATATAAAAGAAAAAAATAAAATATCAGATTATGCAAATACAGGTTGTTATTGTTTTAAAAATGGTACTATATTAAAACAATATTGTGAAACAATTATTAACAAAAATATAAGAGAAAAAAATGAATTTTATACTTCATGTGTAATAAAAGCAATGATGCAAGAACAACATATATTTATTGCAAATATAATAAATTATTCTGATTTCTCATGTGTTGGAACACCTATGCAATTAAAAATATATTGTAGTAATTTTATTAATAAATCAGATATTAAAAGATTTTGTTTTAATTTAGATAATACTTTAGTAACAGAACCTTTTATAAAAAATAATTACTCAACTGTTAAACCAATTATTAAAAATATAGAATATTTAAAATTTTTAAAAAATTTAGGACATTATATAATAATTTATACAGCAAGACAAATGAATGTATATAATGGTAATATAGGATTAATTATGAAAGATATATGTAAAATTACATATGATACGCTTGAAAAATATGAAATACCATATGATGAAATATATTTTGGTAAACCGTATGCGGATTTTTATATAGATGATCTTGGTATAAATTCATATGATGATTTAGAAAAAAAATTAGGATTTTATAAAACATCTATTAAAGAACGGGATTTTAATGAAATAATTGAAGATAAAATGGATATAATTATAAAGAAATCTAATAACAATAAAATAAAAGGAGAAATATTTTATTATAAAAATATATCACATGAAATTAAAAAATATTTTCCAATTTTTATAAATAATGGAAATGATTGGTATTCAATGGAAAAAGTTAATGGTATTACGTTATCATATTTGTATGTAAATGAATCTTTATCTGAAGATATCTTTATAAAATATTTATCTATATTTAATGAAATACATAATTGTAATAAAAACTTAAGTAATTCAAGTGATGATTCTAATAAATTAAATATATATGATAATTATGTAAATAAAATAAAAAATAGATATGATAATTATGATTATACTGTTTATGAAAATAGTGAATATACATACAATTATTTAATTGAATATTTTACAAAATATGAAAATGAAAAAAAAGGTATATTTGGTATTATTCACGGTGATGCTGTTTTTAGTAATTGTATTATAGACCAAAATAATAATTTTAAATTAATTGATATGAGAGGAAAAATAAATGATACATATACTATTTATGGCGATATATTATATGATTATGGAAAAATATATCAAAGTTTAATTGGATATGATGAAATAATGTTAGATAAAATATTATCAAATGAATATAAAAAAAATTTAATTAATATTTTTTTAAATTTTATAAAAGATACAATCGGTACTGAATATATTGAAATTATAAAAATGATTTCAAATAGTTTATTATTTACACTAATACCATTACATAAAAATGAAAAATGTAATAATTATTATAAATTAATAAATATTTAAGTTTAATAATATTATAATATTTAAATTGTTATATATATAATGAAATATTTTTTATCTTTAATTTGTATACTTAAAAATGAAAGATATCTAGAAGAATTTATAATGTATTATAGATTATTGGGAGTTGAACATTTTTATATATATGACAATGATAGTGATTTAAAAATATCAAAAAGATTAACTAATGAATATTACACAAGAATGTGTACAGTAATAGATTTTCCCGGTAAAATTCAACAAATTAATGCTTACAATCATTATTTAAAAAATTATGGTAAAGAAACAAAATGGGTTATAATTGTAGACGGTGATGAATATATATTACCTAAAAATCATTTTAGTATAAGAGATTTTCTAAATGATTACCGTAATTATCATGCTATTGGAATAAACTGGATAATGTATGGAACAAGTTTTCATGATAAAATACAAGATGGATTTGTTATAGATAAGTATAGATATAATGAAGGAAAACAAAATCAACATATTAAAACAATTTGTAAACCCGCATATGTTACTGAAATTAAAAATCCACATTATGTTATCTTAACAGATCCATCTAAGTATATTGATGCTCATAAAAGAGTTATATCTGGTCCATTTAATCAAAATCATACTATTGATATTATTCAAATAAATCATTATTGGGGAAAATCATTGGAGGAACATTATGAAAAAAGAGACAGAGGTAGAGCAACTACTGATAAAAAAAGAATAATTTCAGACAATCCACATTTAGACTATAATAGCAATGTGGATAATCTAATTGCTGATAAATATTTAAATGAATTACAAAAAATTAAAGATTCGATTGTATAAGTGAGAAAACCTAGTACAATGAATTTATCGGAACGAAGTGTAGATAAAGAACTATTTTCCGGATTTTACGTTCATTAATGAGAAACATAAGTTTTCTATACATTAGCACTTTGTATTTTCCTTCGTAAACTTCGGAAAATAATCTTAAACTGGAGCGTTAGCGTAAGTTTACTACATAAAAATCACATAATAAATATATTAAGATTAATATATTTATGTTTACACCCTTGAAGACAATGCTAGAAACTTAATTTTTTAATAAAATTATATTTTAAATAATTTTATTAATAATAATATCAATTTATAAAATAAAATAAATAAAAATTATATTTTTCTAAATTTTTTTTATATTATTCATAA